GACGCTTGGGTGAGTTTTTTGAAACCATTTCTTAAGTTAACAAGAAAAGAAAAAACAAAATTTAGAAACAAAAAAATTTAAAAAACAAATGAAAGAACAGGATATAACAAAAGTAGAATTTTTGTTAACGTGTAATGAGAACATAGTTGTTCAAAGGTTTTTCAATGTAAGAGGATTTAACAAAAACACATCTAAATCTGAAAGTTTACATACTTTCATTTCACAACTTTGTAATGAAATGAAATATGATTTAAAGATGAGATCCGTAGTTTATATGTTAGAAAATCAATATGAAATTATTGAGAATCCTGAAGTGCTAAACACATCAATCACTGATGGACCTGAAAATTTTAACCTACAAATTAAGGTAGGAGACATGACAATTTGTCATAGGCAGTTTGACGCTAAACCATACCCGCCAAAGGTCAGATATACCGTAGACCTACGCCCAAAGTTAAAAGCGATACTAGCCAACTTGACTGACATTTTTTCATCAAAAAATTTAATTTATTTTTACCCCGAACTTATTAAAAATTGATACTATTTATCAATACTAAAAAAGAAAAAAAACTATGGCGACAGGTAAAAATTTTGAGTATCTCGGACAACAATTTCAGCTCCAACTCCTTAATCAAATTGTGGTAGACAAAGACTTTTCTCACACCATAATTGACGTTATTGAGAACAGCTATTTTGAAAACAAATACTTTAAGATCATTATTCAGATGATTAAAGAGTACTACAAAAAATTTGACCACACACCATCGTTTGAAACCTTAGAACAAATTACAAAATCAGAACTCCAACAAGAGATTGCATCTAAAATTGTCTTAGACACAATTAAGAAAATTAAGGATGCACCTATCGATGGCGTAGGTTTTGTGCAAGAAAAGGCTCTTAAATTCTGTAAACAACAAGAGTTACAGAAGGTTATGACAAAGGCTCAAAAAATTATTGACGGAGGTGAATTTGAAAATTATGACACCCTTGAAGAATTAGTTAGAGACGCTTTGTTGGTTGGAAACAAAGATACATCGATGATGGACGTGTTTTCTAACCTTGACCAAGTACTCGAAGAAGATTACAGACACCCAATTCCTATGGGTATCCCTGGTATTGATAGGTTATTGAAGGGGGGTCTTGCTAAAGGTGAAATCGGTGTTATCTTAGCACCAACAGGGGTAGGTAAGTCTACCGTGTTGACTAAGATTTCAAACTACGCTTTTAATCTTGGATTTAATGTTCTACAAGTCTTCTTTGAAGACAACCCAAAGGTTATCCAAAGAAAACATTTTACTTTATGGACAGGAGTTCATCCTGACGATTTGTCTGACCAAAAAGACGAAGTAATGAATAAAGTTAATGAGATTCAAACGGAGATGCCAAACAAGTTAATCTTGAAGAAACTACCTTCAGACACAATGACTATGTTGCAAATCAAAAATCAAATTAGAAAGATGGTTGCAGATGGTATAAAAATTGATATGATAGTTTTGGATTACATTGACTGTATAGTTCCTGATAAGAACTTGGGTGATGAATGGAAGAGTGAGGGTTCAGTGATGAGAGCATTTGAAGCTATGTGTCACGAGATGAACATTGTAGGTTGGACCGCAACACAAGGTAACCGATCTTCAATCTCATCAGAAGTGGTAACAACAGATCAAATGGGTGGATCAATCAAAAAAGCACAAGTCGGACACGTTATTATTTCAGTGGCAAAAACATTACAACAAAAAGAAATGAAGTTGGCCACTATTGCAATAACTAAGTCAAGAATCGGTGACGATGGGGTTGTGTTTGAAAATTGTAAGTTTGACAACGCAATGTTGGAAATAGATACAGAAAGCACTACAACGTTCTTAGGTCTTGAAGAACAAAAAGAAGAAAGACAACGACAACGAGTTAGGGAACTTTTAGAAAAAAGAAAACAAAGAGACACCCAATCTCAAAACAATTAACAAAATAAATTTACTTTAAAATGGATATATCACAAAGAATATTAAGTGACATTACGGTGTATATGAAGTATGCTAAATTTCTTCCTGAAAAAAATCGAAGAGAAACATGGGAAGAATTGGTAACAAGAAACAAAGAAATGCACCAAAAGAAATACCCACAAATTAAGGATGAGATTGAGGAAGTTTACAAAATGGTATACGACAAAAAAATTCTTCCATCAATGAGATCTTTACAATTCGGTGGAAAACCAATTGAAATTTCACCAAACAGAATTTACAATTGTGCTTACATGCCAATTGACCATCCCGATGCTTTTTCTGAAACAATGTTTTTATTGTTAGGTGGAACAGGGGTTGGGTTCTCAGTCCAAAAACACCACATTGAGAAATTACCTGAGATTAAAAAACCAAATCCAGCAAGAACAAGACGTTACCTTATTGGTGATAGTATTGAAGGATGGGCAGATGCAATTAAAGTATTAATTGAATCTTATTTAGGGATTAAATCATCAACACCTATTTTTGATTTCTCTGATATAAGACACAAAGGAGCACTTTTGGTAACATCAGGAGGTAAAGCGCCTGGACCCCAACCACTTAAAGATTGTATTCACCACATTACAAAAGTTTTTGAAAATAAAACTGATGGTGAAAAATTAACACCAATTGAAACTCACGATATTGTATGTCATATTGCAGATGCTGTATTAGCGGGCGGTATTAGAAGAGCGGCACTTATTTCATTATTCTCGGCAGACGATGAAGAAATGATTTCTTGTAAATCGGGAAATTGGTGGGAACAAAACGCACAAAGAGGTAGAGCAAATAACTCGGCAGTTCTTCTTCGTCACAAAATTACTAAAGAATTCTTTATGGGTCTTTGGAAAAGAATTGAGTTATCAGGTGCAGGAGAACCTGGTATCTATTTGTCAAACGACAAAGATTGGGGAACTAATCCGTGTTGTGAGATCGCACTTCGACCTAACCAATTCTGTAACTTATGTGAGGTAAACGCATCTGATATCGAATCACAAGAAGATTTTGAATCAAGAGTTAGAGGAGCGGCTTTCATTGGAACATTACAAGCGGGTTATACCGACTTCCATTACTTAAGAGATGTTTGGAAAAGAACAACTGAGAAAGATGCGCTTATTGGTGTTGGAATGACAGGAATTGGATCTGGTGTTGTTTTAGGTTATGATATGAAAGCGGCGGCTGAAATGGTTAAACTTGAAAATGAAAGAGTTGCTAAACTTATTGGTATTAACAAATCTGCAAGATCAACAACCGTTAAACCATCAGGAACATCATCATTGGTGTTGGGAACTTCTTCAGGGATCCACGCATGGCACAATGACTTCTACATTAGAAGAATTCGTGTTGGTAAAAATGAGGCTATCTATTCTTATTTAGCAATCAACCATCCTGAATTAGTTGAAGATGAGTATTTCCGTCCACATGATACTGCGGTAATCTCAATTCCACAAAGATCTCCAGAAGGATCAATTCTTAGACATGAATCAGTATTCCAAATGTTGGAGCGTGTTAAGAAAGTTTCACAAGAGTGGGTTAGAAATGGACATAGAACAGGTCAAAACACACACAACGTATCTGCAACAGTTTCAATTAAAGAAGACGAGTGGGATTTAGTAGGTGATTGGATGTGGAATAACAGAAAATTCTATAATGGTTTATCTGTACTTCCATACAACGGAGGAACCTACACCCAAGCACCTTTTGAAGATTGTACACAAGAAGATTTCGAAAGACTTATTAAAACATTACACGATGTAGATTTAACAAAAGTAATCGAACTCCAAGATAATACTAACCTATCTGGCGAAGCTGCTTGTGCCGGTGGTGCTTGTGAAATAGTATAAGTTATGACGGTAAGTGCATCAAATGATTGGATACAACAGTTATATGTTCGGGAGATTACAAAAAAATCTCCTGAACCTGACTTCTATAAAGATGAAAACGGTAGGTTTGTAATGACAGAATCTTTTCATATAAAAAGAGGTAGTTGTTGTGGTTCACGTTGTAAACACTGCCCTTATGAACCTCTATACCAAAAGGCAAATACAAACTTAAAAGAATCCTTACGAAAGTAGGGATTTTTTTTTATTGTTTATTAGAAACAATTATCTGTTATATTTATTTGATATGAATACAGGAATTTCATACGGTATTTCTTTTCCATTTAGAGACTCTTTCGTTGGTAAATATTTGGATGTATCCAACACCAATGAAGAAGAAATAAGAAACTCATTGGTACATCTCATTTTAACTAAAAAAGGGACTAGATATTTTTTACCCGAATTTGGTACGAGACTATATGAATATATTTTTGAACCTTTAGACGGACCAACGTTTTCTGATATCGAAGCGGATATTAGACAATCTATTGGTCTTTTTATGCCTAACTTAATAGTTACACAAGTAACGATAGAACCAGCATCTGCCGGTTTAGAAGATAAAGGTTATACTGTAAATGAATATAAAGAAAGAGAATTTAAAGTTCCTAACATTTCACAATTAGAACACACAGCAAAAATTAAAATAGACTATAGAGTCACAAATCAAGCATTTGAAAGTAGTGATTTTGTTATTATCAATATTTAATATTATATGGCAGAGAAAAAAATATCCTATACTACCCGTGATTTCCAAGGAATAAGAACGGAATTAATTAATTTCACTAGAACTTATTATCCTGAATTAGTCCAAAACTTTAATGATGCGGGAATATTTTCGGTATTGTTAGATTTAAATGCTGCCGTAACAGACAACCTACAATTTCAAATAGATAGAAGTATACAAGAAACAGTACTTCAGTTTGCACAACAAAAATCATCAATCTATAATATTGCACGAACTTATGGTTTAAAAGTACCGGGACAAAGACCATCGGTTGCTTTGGTTGATTTCGCAATAACAGTTCCGGCTTTTGGTGATCGAGAAGATTTAAGATACTGTGGTATTTTACGTCGAGGGTCACAAGTTAATGGTGCTGGACAACCTTTTGAAACGGTTTATGATATAGATTTTGCATCACCAATAAATGCGGAAGGAACACCAAATAGATTAAAAATACCTAATTTCGATGCTAATGGTAATTTGATTAATTACACCATCACAAAGAGAGAAGTTGTTGTAAACGGAGTTACTAAAGTCTTTAAAAGAGTGATCACACCAAATGACATAGTACCATACTTCCAATTGTTTTTACCTGAAAAAAATGTTTTAGGTATAACTAGCGTTTTATTAAAAGATGGTACACAATATTCAACAATACCACAACCACAAGATTTTATAACTTTAGGACCTGATAAATGGTATGAGGTACAGGCTTTGGTACAAGACAGAGTTTTTGTAGAAGATCCTACAAAACCTTCTGATCAACCTGGTATAAAAGTGGGAAGATACATCTCAACATCACAAAAATTTATTTCTGAATATACACCTGAAGGATTTTGTAAATTAACATTTGGTGGTGGAAATATTTCTGCCGAAGAACAATTAAGAGAATTTGCAAGAGACGGAAAAGGATTTGATATTGCAAGATATGCAAATAATTTAGGTTTGGGTAGTACATTAAAATCAAATAGTACTTTATTTGTTCAATACAGAATAGGTGGTGGTGCTGGTAGTAATTTAGGTATTAATACTATAAATCAAATTGGTACTGTTTCATTTTCAGTTAACGGACCTTCAGCGGCAATAAACACTTCAGTTG